AAACAATTATATTCGTTTTTCCGAATTTTTATAATCTAAAACATTTTGAGCTGTAACCAACCCAAGTAAGATAAGAACTCCACAAAGGTCTATGATAAGAACCTCTGCCACGTTATCGTGATTAACCCATTTAAAGTGAACGAAAGCTATACAAATCATAAGAGCAAAGGCACTTAATTTTCTGGCGCTAAATCCATTCTCTTTTACCGTATCAAACGAGCCGATAAGATTGTCAATTATTCTTTTCATTTTTCTACCAATTGATATTTTTTGAAAAAATCTAAAATGTTATTATCGTACTTAGCAAACTTGTCATCGTGCTTGTCAATTATCTTAACCATTCTATCTATATTAAGAGTGTTCTGCTGACTTATCTCGAACAACTTATTGACATTGCCCATATACTGCTTAAGGTTGCCGTTCATATGGCTTAAATCGTTTTGCACAACTTCAAGTTTAGAGTTTGTAATCTCGGATAAGTGCTTCATCTCTTCACGAGTTTGTTGCTCAATTAGGCTTAGTCTGCTTTCGATAGAAGTAGTCTTTTCTCGGTTATTATTCAAGTCTTTTAGATTCTGTTTTAGATAGTATGAGATTATCCCAACTCCCGAGCCGATGCAACCTAATATTATTTGGTCAATTGTCATAGTTTCTTTGGTTCAGGCAAAACAATTTTATCATAAGGAACGCACTTTTCCAAGTCAACTAAACTGCTAACTTCTGCATTAACGGTAAAATAATACACCTTTTTAACGTCTATTATAGGTGAACAATAATCAGTCGCCCCCGCATTTGGAAAGTCTAACAATTCACAGGCTTGTGTATCTAAACTCTCAAACTCTGCTTCATTTTTGCAAGGATAAAAGCAAGGGTAAATTTGTGTTGGTTCTATTATCATAATTAAAATGCAATTATACTAAAAACTATTCCCATTAATCGAACGGATGTAGTTATACATTGCGGTTCTTTGAGTTGAATTATCGTCAAGTTTACTTTGAATAAGCGAATTGATATTATGCGCCCCTTGTGCTATTGTTAAATCAGTTCCATTATTTGTTCCAGCGTTTCCAATTGTTGCCGTTCCGTTATTTACAGAAATGCTTGAATTTGCGCCTTTGCTTAAAAAAGTAACCGATTGCGTTAGCGCAGGCGTATTTGTAGTAATTAAAGAAGCTCCATTTGTTAAAACTAAGAAACTACCACTATGTGAGCGAGTATTTAAAGTGGCTCTTGAAATAAAGTTTCCAATGCCGTTTTTAGCCGATACTAAATATTCTGTATATGCTTGATTTGCTGCTAAACTTGGGCAATTTAAACTCGTAGTTGTATTATTGCCTTGAATAATAGTTCTATTAACTAAAACCCCTACAAATGTGTTTCCTGCTGATTTGTTTAGCGACCAAACCTCTCCCGTTGAACTTGTCCATTGTGTTTGACTTGTTGCAGCGTTGTATGTTGCGGGGTTGAAATCTAACACCGCACTTCCGTTTATTGTTTGGGAAACTAAAACTCTATAAATGTTACCTTGAAACGAATTTGCAGTAGCTCCAACAAAGTTAGTACCTATCTCGTAAACAGAATTACCGTTAAACAAATTACCCGTTGCCCCAGTAACATCAGCACCCAATTGAGTATATGTTACATTGTCGCTACTTGTAAAAAATTTCATTACTCCCGTACTTGAATCTCTTGTTGCTCTTACCCATTGCCTATCGGAAATATTTGAAATATTAGCAGTTGAATCATAGATTAAAAAAGTAACACCATCTAAAGACAATAACAATCTTAAACCATTTGAAGAATTTAACCTGAATATTAATTTTTGTACTGAAGTGTTTGCATTGCCAAAAATATCTTGTTGCAAACTATTCGTACTTGTTTTTATTTCTGCTTTAATATCAAAATTACTTCGCAAAGAAATAGAAGAATTATAAGGACTTGAGATATAATTCCCACTAACCCTTGGTGAATACCAATAATTGTCACTACTCGCCCCACTATGAACCAAAAGTAAAGGCTGACTTGCTGCCGTTGTTTGTACTACATCCCCACTTGAACCGCTACAAGAATATAGTTTTTGTGCGGCTTGCCCTGCCGTTGTTCCTGCACCCGCTCCGAGTTTATAACCTAAAACTTGAGCGTCTAAACCCACAGAAATAGCGGTTGTTATATCAGAAGTTCCGTAAATAGCTTTAACGGTTTTAAAAAAGTTGTTAACTCCAACTAACCCGCTTGGAATTAGTCCTCCGTCTGCTATTACTCTATTGTAGTGGGCTTGTGCTTGTGCATCAATTCCTGCACCCATTCTTCTAAATGGTATGCCTATGCCTAAATTTATCATAGTGCTGATTCTTGTCCGTAACCGATTAAGCTACCACTTGAAGGAGTAACCGCTGCTATTGGGTCACCATCAAACATAGGAATCAAAGCACCCGCTTTTAAAGTCTTACCGCTTAAACCATATTGAGTAAGCAAATTTTGACCTCCTGCCGTTGTTAAGGTAGTTAATACGCAATCGTCATTTACTACAAGAGCGTAGAATCTGCGACCCGTAACTGCTGCATCAATGAATAAACATCCTTGACCGCCTAAAATTTTTTCTAAAAGTATCATAATTGTAAATATTATTTTTTTAAGTTTAAGTAATTGGTACTGCGCATCTATTATAAGGATTTGCAATGTCAAGTGAAATCAAACAATTCCAACCCGCTACTTCATCTTGGTAACTATCCTTGATAGGAGTCGCAGTTATTGAATCAGAGATTATAAACTCATCCTCACTTGGGTTTCTAAGTTCGTTGACTACGTCTGAAATAATTTGCAAGCAATCACTCAAGACATCTCGCTCGTTACTCAAGTCTTTTAAGACGATGTCTAAGACACTAATTTGAATAGATAGAGTTACTACCTTAGTCGCAAATGAAGAAGGTCTTACATCGCACCAAAGCAACGGATAAAGTAAACTACTCTCCGCTTCTAAGTCGGCAACATCACAAAACTTAAACCCCTTTATCTGGAGATGGTTTTGCGCTATAACCTCTAACTTTTTTACTACCTGATTTAGACTTGTATTCATTTTTACTTAAGTAAATTCTTAATAACTCTTCGTTTTTCTTGTTTGCACTACCTTTTAATCTTGCCATATTTTTAACATCTAAAAGTATTACCTGAATATTTTATTCTTGCGGGTATATTATCGCAATCACAATCATCTCCCAAGAACATACCATTGGTGTAGTTGTTTTTATTCGGGAAGATAGTTGCAATATTAGCGTTTTCTTGCGTTAAATACTTCGGATAAGTAGCGTTATTAGCTAAGAGAAAGTTACTCAATCTCTCAGCGTAAACTTCTGCATCGTTTAAACTCTGTTCCTTTAACTTTGTTAGGTCAGAATAACCCGCTTGTTGGCTAAATTCGCTTGATTTTACTCCTACATTTTTGTTCTGAAACTTGTAACTTAACGTGATCACCATTCTAAACAACGAGTATTTAACTAAACAAGGTCTAATATATGTATCAAGTAAGGTCTGATAAGGTACTGAAATCGGAGTCCCCGATACTGCAAACCCACTCACACTCGTAACTAAATCATTATAGAGATTAGTTCCTAAGATAGGCAATAGATACATATCTTGAGCGTCTGCAATTGCCGACCTAAACAACTTCGGGTCAACATTCGCACTTACTACGCTATTCTCTTTAAGAGTTTCTTCGGATATAAATAAAACTTGTGCCATTTATCTTTTCTTTTTTTGTGTTAAAACCGAGTTCCAAGTGTGTCTGCAAAATGGAAGATGAATATCAGTCCCTTTTATCGTTTGCCATCCGCCACGTTTATTCCAAACATTCCAGCCTACTCTTTTAGAAATAGTACCAATCTCTTTTCTGGTATAAACTTTATTCAAGTCTAAAAGTGCAGCGCAAAATTCTCTATTCTTTGAATCTTTAGGACCAGTATATTTATACTTTACTTCAAGTCTGTTTATCTCGTCTGCTATACGGTCAACTAAAGCCTTAGAAGGTCTTTTATTGTTAATACTCCAAGCACCTTCTACTTTAGATAGAACAGAATCTTGTCTTAAAGTATTTATAGTAGTTTCGACTTGACTTTCTGTCAATCCTGTTTCTCTTGCTATGTTAGCTTTTGTTGAGATAGGGTTTTTCTTAACGTATTCTAAGACCTTGTTCTCCTCTGGAGTGTTCGCTTCGATTTCTGCAAATTTTTGCCTACCTTCATCTAACATTTGCAACTCTCCTGCTTCAAGTTGTCTTTCAAATAGTTCAGCATCCTCAAATAAATGAACTTGTGTTGAAGTTATTTCAATGTAATCGTCTGCACTCTCGCCAAATTCAGCAAATACTTCTATGTCCTTTGCCCACTCTTTTGCAAAGGTTTGCTTCTCTTCTACTACTACTTCGTTCTTTGGTTTTTCTGCGGGTAAGCCTAACATTATTCTTAACTCAGATTCAGTCGCAACCTTAACTAATGTATCTTCACTCAAGGTTGGAGAAGGTAAATCTAAAGGCAAAACTTCGTAAGCATTTATCGCACCATTTATCGCAGCAAAATAATTAAACAATTCTTCAAAGTGTTGTTGGTCTGGCTTAATTTCATTCAAGTCGAATAACTTGTAAGCATCCACCATCTCGGTTCTTCCTCCAAGTTGTCCTTCAGTTTTTATTCCTAAAAGCATCGGAGAAGTAACTCGATGCGCTACGAATAACTCTTCTTGAACCGTCTTATTAAGTATATCAAATTGCTTATCTAAGTCATTAGGTTGAATAGGAATCACATTCGGTGCTTTGTCCGCTCCATCTGAAAAGTTTATAATCCATCTTCCTGCATTGTTAGTTCCTTGATGTTTGCGATTGATTCTTCTTACTAAATCTTTTTGTTCTTCATCTGTTGGCACTCCGTTATTAAAATTAAGAATACCTCCAAAGAAAAACTCGTTTTGGATATTTGCTCTATGGTA